TTGGTGCTGTCGGGTCTTATGCGATGATGGAGGTTCGGGTAACAACCACAGCGGGTCCGGGCGACACCATAGCGGGTTCTTCTCTGGATTACACTAGTGTGTCAACGAGTATATCAAGCCCTGCACCGTCTGGAACATGGCGAGTCATGGGTCACTTTGGTGATGTAGGTCGTGAAACAACTTGTCTGAGGATTTCCTAATGAACTATCGCAACGCAAAACACACCTCAGGCGGTCGCATTGACTGTGAGATTGAACACTCAGTACACGGCTGGGTACCCTACACCTTGGACCCAGCAGACACCGATATGACGGTCAACAACGACGCACTGTTGTTGGCTATCGGTGATGATGCAGAAGCCTACGTTCCACCAACTCAGGAGGAGCTTGACGTAGCACTAGCTGCTAATATCCGTGGGGTTCGTAACGCAGCACTAGCTGCCACCGACTACATGGGCCTAGCTGACTACTCTGCAAAGGCTGGTGAGCTAGAGTACAGGCAAGCACTGCGTGACGTACCACAGCAAGATGGTTTCCCTAAGACACACACATGGCCTAATAGACCCTAACCATAGGATAACTCATGACCCCTGAAGACATTCGAATTAGAGCGGAGCAAGACTTAACGTTCTTTATACAACTTGTAGCTCCTACTCAAGTTCTAGGCAACTGCCACAAGGATGTCTTGTCTTGGTGGACACGAGAGAACTCTAAAGACTTCCAACTGCTACTGTTCCCACGAGATCACGGTAAGTCCCGTCTTGTGGCATACAGAGCAGCTTGGGAGCTTACTAAAGACCCTACTCTCCGTATCCTATATATTTCAGCCACAGCTAACCTAGCAGAGAAACAGCTTACCTTTATTAAGGGTATCCTAGACTCTCCTATCTTTCGTCGCTACTGGCCTGACCACATCAATGCTGAAGAAGGAAAGCGGTCCAAGTGGACTAACTCTGAGATTGCACTGGATCATCCATTGCGTAAGAAAGAGAACGTCCGTGACCCTTCTATCTTCACTGGTGGTCTTACTACATCCTTAACTGGACTACACTGTGACATTGCTATCCTAGATGACGTTGTGGTAGCAGAGAATGCTCTCACAGCCGAAGGTCGTTCTAAGGTTGCCTCTCAGTACTCCCTGTTAGCCTCTATCGAGGGCGCTGACGCTAAGGAGTGGGTAGTTGGTACACGTTACCACGCTAAAGACCTTTATGACAACCTAATGAGCATGAAAGAAGATGTTTATGATGAGGATGGCAATCAGGTTAGCGAAGAGAACATCTACGAGATATTTGAGCGTCCAGTAGAGGACAGTGGTGATGGCACAGGCCAATTCTTGTGGCCACGTCAACAACGTAAAGATGGTAAGTGGTTTGGCTTTGATATAGCTACACTTGCTAAGAAGCGTGGTAAGTACCTAGACCGTGGACAGTTCCGCGCTCAGTACTACAACGACCCTAATGACCCTGACAACGTACCAATCGGCACTGACAAGTTTCAGTACTTTGAATCCAAGCTACTTAAACAGGATGGTGGTCGTTGGTCGTACAAGGGTAAGCGATTGAACATCTTCGCTGCTATCGACTTCGCTTTCAGTACTAAAGCACGAGCCGACTATACTGCCTTGGTGGTCATAGGTATCGACTCCGACAACATGGTATATGTACTAGAGATTGATAGATTCAAGACTACTAAGATTTCTGATTACTTTGACCACATCTTTGCTGCCCAGAATAAGTGGGAGTTCAGGAAGATGAGGGCCGAGGTCTCAGTAGCTCAGGTAGCTATTGTTAGACAGCTTAAGGATATGATTCGTGAGAATGGTATTTCGTTGTCCATTGAAGAGTTCCGACCAAACAAACATCATGGTAATAAGGAAGAGCGCATTGCAGCTATCCTAGAGCCACGTTACGAGAACCTACAGATGCTACACTATCGTGGTGGTAACATCCAATACCTAGAGGAAGAACTACAGTCTAGGTTCCCACCTCACGATGACGTTAAGGATGCACTGGCTACCGTAGTTGATATGGCAGTCAAACCCACAGCATCAAGTTCAATCAATAGACAGAATACTATATCTTGGTCCGCATCGCGGTTTCGAGCAGGAGGCAAATAAATGAGTGAAGTACTTACCATAGAGCATATGCTTGACCCAGACCACATTGCTGTTGAGATTGCAGATAAATGGGTTGAGTGGAACATGTATCGCGAGTCTTGGAAGACACAAACCAAGGAACTTCGTGACTACTTGTATGCTACAGATACAACTACGACAGGTAACTCTATACTTCCGTGGTCCAACACAACAACTACACCTAAGCTAACACAGATTGCTGACAACCTACACGCTAACTACTTTGCTACGTTGTTCCCTCAGCAGAAGTGGATGCGTTGGGATTCTGCATCTCGTGATTCGTCCTCTGTAGAAAAGATTCGTACCATTGAGTTCTATATGGTCAACAAGGTTAAGCATAGTAACTTCGTAAGCACTGTGTCTGATCTTCTTGTCGATTGGATTCACACAGGTAACTGTTTCGCTATGGTTGACTGGGAGATGAGCTACTCGAACAAGGAAGACGGCAGTACTACAGCAAAGTACATTGGGCCTAAGATGCACCGCATCAGTCCATATGACATTGTGTTTAACCCTGCTGCTGCCAGCTTCGAGAACACTCCTAAGATCATCCGTAGTATCAAGTCTCTTGGTGAACTTAAACGTGCTATCGACTCAGACCCTACTAACAAAGCAATGGCTGCTGCATTCAACAAGATGATGCAAGCTCGTTCCTCTGTAGCGTCTTCTGACTTCTCTGCTGATAAGTCTCAGGGTTTTATAGCTGATGGTTTCAACTCAATCCAACAGTATTACGAAAGTGACTACGTTGAAATCCTAACCTTCTATGGTGACATCTTTGACCACGAGTCAGGTGAGCTTATGAAGGACCGCGTTATTACTATCATGGATCGTGCACATCTACTAAGCAACGAAGAGAATCCTTCGTGGTCTGGTGTTGCACCTATCTTCCACGCTGGTTGGCGTACTCGTCCTGACAACCTTTATGCTATGGGTCCACTAGATAACCTTGTTGGTATGCAATACCGCATCGACCACCTAGAGAACCTTAAGGCTGACGTGTTCGATCAGATCGCTTATCCAATCATGAAGATTCGTGGTGATGTTGAAGACTTTGACTTCGAACCTGCTGCACGTATTTATCTTGGTGAAGAAGGTGATGTAGATTATCTACGACCAGATGCTACTGCACTACAAGCAGACATGCAAATCCAGATGATTGAGCAGAAGATGGAAGAGATGGCTGGCGCACCTAAGCAAGCTATGGGTATCCGTACTGCTGGTGAGAAGACAGCATTTGAGGTTCAGTCGTTGCAAAACGCATCCTCCCGCATCTTCGAACACAAAGCTGCACACTTCGAACGTATGTTCCTAGAGCCAGTACTCAACACTATGCTTGAGGTTGGTCGTAGGAACTTGCAAGTACTCGAAGACATCAAGGTTACTGATGAGTCCACTGGAGAAGAGTTCTTCACAACAATCCAAAAGTCGGATATTGTTGGTAGTGGTCGTATCTCTCCTATTGGTGCACGTCACTTTGCTGAACGTGCTCGTCGTGTACAAAGCATCACACAACTTGCTCAGATCAAGGCACAAGACCCAACCATTGCCCCACACATGTCGGGTAAGGAGATGGCTCGTATCTTGGCAGAGGAACTTGGTGAAGCTAAACTGTTCGGTGAGAACATTAGCATTGCAGAACAACTTGAGACTCAGCAAGCATCGCAAGACGCTGAAGCAGACAACATGGAGAGTCTGGAGATAGCTGCGGAGCAAGGACGCTAATGCACACACACTGGATCAAAGGTTTAACTGGGGAAAAGAAAGAGCAACGGAAGGCTGAAGTTTTGGCCTACCGTAACGCCTTTGATGACCTCAGAGAAATTCTCGAAAAGCACTACCGTAAAAAGGATTGCATTCGGGACTACGATGTTCCCAACTGGGAGCTAAGACAAATCGCCGCGAATGAGTATAATGCTGTTCTCGACGACATCCTGAAAACCATTAACCTAACCGAAGGTAAATAAATGTCTATTTTTGAAGATAAGCCAACAGAAGCTCCAACCGAGGAGGCTGTGGCTACCGAGGCTACCACACAAGAAACCCCACCACAGGAATCTTTTGTAAGTAAGCTCGTAGAGACACGCGGTGAGAAGTGGGGAGACCCAGAAGTCATTGCTAAGGGTAAGCTGGAGGCTGATGCCTACGTCAAAACCCTTGAGGAACAACTCGCACAAATGCGGGAAGACCTTGGTAAGCAAGACTATGCGTCACAACTTCTAACCCAACTACAGCAAAAGGCACCGAATCCCACTGTCGGCAACACTGTAGAGTCCAATAATAATAATGAAAGTGGAACATACGCAGATGATAATACCAATCAGTCTGTGGATGACGAAACACTAAAGAGCCTTGTTGAGAAGACCCTGACGGAACGCGAAGCTAAAGCTACCGTAGATCAAAACCTTTCTGTTGTGGTAACACAGCTAGAGGAACTCTACGGCACAGAGGCCAATGCTACTGTCCAGAAGAAAGCACAAGAACTTGGAATGACACTTGAGCGGATTGAAGACCTCGCTAAAGAGTCCCCATCAGCTTTCTTCGCATTACTTGGTGAGAACAAAGTTCCTGCTAAGTCTTTGGCCCACACTAGTATCCGTACTGAGGGGGTTAACTACCAGAACACGGGCCAACGTGATTGGGCATACTACAGCCAACTACGCCGTGAAAACAAGAATGCGTACTACACACCCAAGGTTCAACAGCAACTGCTGGAAGATAAACAACGCCTTGGTTCTAAGTTTGGTGCGTAAAATCAACATATCTTTAGGAGACAATTAAAATGTCTATGAATACTTCAAACATGAGCTTGCTTACACGCTCAGAAATCTGGTCAACAGAACTAAAAGACATCCTTCGCGACGAGATGATGGCCCAGCGCTACGTCAAAATGCTTGATGGCTTCCCTGATGGCGACCAGTTCACTATCCCTTCAATCGGCCAAGCACAGGTTGACAACTACGCTGAAGACACTGCTGTTGAGTACCGTCCGATGGACACTGGTGAGTTCACATTCACCATCGACAAGTACCTATCTTCTGCTTCATACATGACGAAGAAAGCAATGCAAGACGCATTCTACTCTTCTGAAATGATGAGCCGTTTTGTACCTGAGCAAGAGCGTGCGATTATGGCACACTTCGAAGCTACTACTTTGGCTACTCCAGAGGCTGGCGTTACTGCCAACTCTAACGAAGCTATCGATGGTGTTGAGCACCGTTGGGCTGCTGGTGGTACTGGCGCGGTTATCAACGTTGATGACTTTGCACGTGCACGTTTCGCTCTTAAGAAAGCTAACGTTCCTGATCGTAACCTTATCGCTATTGTTGATCCTTCAGTTGAGTTCACATTGAACACATTGTCTACTTTGACATCTGTTGCGAACAACCCTAAGTGGGAAGGTATCGTATCTTCTGGTATCGCTACTGGTATGAACTTCATCGCCAACATCTATGGCTTTGACGTATATACTTCTAACTACCTGAAGGACGTTACTGATACTGGCCTGAACACTGCTGCTGATGCGGCTGTGAACTTTGGCACAGTAAACGGTAAAGCCAACTTGTTCTTCTCTGCTGACCAAGCTGCTACACCTTTCGTTGGTGCATGGCGTCAGACTCCTGATGTTGACACTGAGTATAACAAAGACTTCCAACGTCAAGAATTCGTGACTACTGCTCGTTATGGCGTTAAGCTGTACCGTCCAGAGAACATGGTTCGTGTTATCTCTAAAACTAACGTTTAACTTAAAAGAATAGGAGACTTAATATGTCTTGGACTAACTCTGACGGTCTTACCGTCCTTATGCACGAAGAGCAAGGTGTTGCTAAAGACGGTGGTATCACTACTGTAAGCCCGATCAAGCACATCAAATTGAAGCTTGACCTTACTACTGATAAAACTGTAGCAGCTAATGATGTTGCAATCCCAGCGGGTTCTTACATCACTGACGCACGTCTTGTTGTTACCACTGCTGCTGCTGGTGGTACATCCATCAACTTCGGCCTTGCTAACGCTGCTGGTACAGCTATCGACGCTGACGGTATCGACGCTGCTGTAGCTACTGCTGCACTTGCTGCTAACCTTGCTGTTGTTTGCAACGGCGCTTTGGTTGGTGTTGCTGCTGGTGTTGGCGCTGCTGACGCTTATGTCACTACTGCTAACACAGGTACTTTCACTGCTGGTGAAGCTGTACTGGTTATCTCTTACATCGAAGTTTAAACTATTGGGCGTCCCTTCGGGGGCGCTCTTCCCACAACTAAATGGAGGCCAATATGGCAAACGTAAATCATAGTGCACTAACTGACCCATATCTCCACGAGCCTAAGGGTGTAGCCTCTGCTAATGCTAACGAGGTATACGTAGCTAACGGATCAGGTTCAGGTGTATGGAAACCTCATCATCACTTTGTAGGTGCTTACCTAGCATTTGATGCAACCACCCCTTACACACATGCTGCAACTACGTCACCAACAGTAATCAATCCTACTCTTGCTACATCAGTAGTTGATGGATTCACTGTAACCAATTCCCCTAATGCTCGTCTTCTGTACAGTAACACAGTAGACATTAATGCTCAGATCACTATCACACTATCAAGTAAGCAAGCCTCAGGTTCAGATAAAGAAGTTGAATGGTTGATCTACAAGAATGGTGTAGCTATTCCTGGTGCTCACACTATAGTTCTGATAGTGTGAGCACCAGGAATAGCTACACC